TTTGCTTTTAATCAATTAGGATTAACAAAGTCAGAAGTAATGTCGCGTGACAATTACAAAGAGTTTGGTCAAACGTTTGGTATGGATTTAGGATCTGTATCTGATGGCGTTGATTCCGGAGGAGTGTTTACAGTTGATAACCAGCTCCTATCTGAAGTAAATTTAGCAAGGATGAAATGTATGGATTTAGAGCATCATTATAATGATTCTAATTTAGACGTTTCTTGGCACGCATTGTTGAGAGCTCAACGTTCTATCGAAGAATTTAAAAAGAAAAAAGAAATATTAGATTTTACAGACATGATAGAAATGTACATTGAATCTGGTATGACCCCAAAATTAGATGTTGTATTTATAGATGAAGCACAGGATTTATGTAAGTTACAATGGCGTATGGTTCATAAAATATGCCAGAATGCTAAACAAATTTATGTAAGTGGAGATGATGATCAAGCTATTTACCGATGGGCTGGTGCAGATGTAGATCATTTAATAAGATTAAGAGGTGAGAGAGAAGTGTTACAACAATCGTATAGGTGTGCACAAGTTATACAAAACTGTTCACAAAGAATCATAGGACGTGTACGTAACCGCATACCTAAAAGGTGGTATGGTACAAAAACTAAAGGTTTCGTACAATATCATGCTTATCCTGATAGTGTAAACGTGGGGAATGAAAATTGGCTTATAATGGCAAGAACTAATTATTTGTTAGATGAAATAGAGAGAGATATAAGATTACAAGGTTTATTTTATAAAAGAAATAATCGTTTACCTATATCACAAAAGCTATTAAACGCTACAGCTGCATGGAAAAAATTAAATGGTGGTGAACGAATAGAATTAACAGAAGTAAAAGATATATATTCTTATATGTCATCAGAAATAGGAATAGAACGTGGTCATAAAAGTTTGAGAACTGCAAATCTAGAAAACTATGAGTTGGAAGATTTAGTCATGCATCACGGTTTACTTGTGGCGGGGAGACCTTGGGACGTAGCATTTGATAAAGTTGGTACGCGTGATAAAGAGTTTTTAAGATCCATTGAAACAAGAAATAAAGATTTTACAAAGAGCGACCCTAAGATTCATTTAAGCACAATTCATGGTGCTAAAGGAGGAGAAGCAGATAATGTAATGTTGCTTACAGACTTATCAAGAAAGTCACAAGAAGCAATGGAAAAGGATTCAGATGATGAATGCCGTGTGTTTTATGTAGCAGCCACACGTGCTCGTAACGAGCTACATGTAGTACAACCACAAAGAGATGGAGGGTTTATAATATGACCAAAGAAGAAATACTTAGACAAGCAAAAGAACTTATCACTGGTGATAGGAACGACACACATGGAGATGCATATCGAAATCATGCAGAAATTGCAGAATTTTGGAATATATTTTTAGATAAAAAATTAAAGCCAATGGCTAATATTACAGCTGAGGATGTAGCATTGATGATGGTATTAATGAAGATATCAAGAAACAGCCAAGGTAAGAAAAGTAATTTGGATAACTTCATTGATATGTGTGGTTATGCAGCAATAGCAGGAGAAATTAATGACAGCGGATCTATTTAAAACAGTAACTTCACAGTGGGTAGCACCCACAGAATTTCCACGTATAGAGAAACGTGCGGCTATAGACTTGGAGACTTGTGATCCAGAGCTCATGAAACACGGACCAGGGTGGCCAGCTAAAAGAGGAAAAGTTATTGGTATTGCAATGGCAACAGCTTCTTTTAAAGCTTATTATCCTATTGCCCATGATGGTGGTGGTAACATGGATGAAGATAAAATTGTAAAATATATTAAATCTATATGTGAAGATGATTCAATTGAAAAAATATTTCATAATGCACAATATGATATTGGGTGGCTTAGTGTTCTAGGAATAGAAGTTAAAGGTAGAGTACATGATACCATGGTAGCAGCAGCTCTTATAGATGAGAATAGATATTCATATACACTTAATAGTATAGTACATGAATATTTAGGTGAATTTAAGAATGAGCAAAAACTTAAAGAAGCCGCTGATGCATTTGGTGTAGATGCTAAATCAGAAATGTATAAATTACCCGCAGAGTTTGTTGGTGAATATGCAGAAGCAGATGCTGATCTTACATATAAATTACATGAAAAATTATCATGGGAAATTGTTAAAGATAATCTTACAACAGTATATGATTTGGAATGTAAATTGATTCATGTTATTTTCAAAATGACACAACGTGGTGTTAGATTTGATTCTGAGAAATGTCATAAGTTAGAGACTAAATTTTATAATAAAGAGAAAAAGTTAATGAAACGTATTAAAGATTTAACTAATCTTGATATCGAGATATGGGCTGCGGCATCAATATCAAAAGCTTTTGATGCTTTAAACTTACCTTATGAAAGAACAGATAAAACTAATGCGCCATCATTTACTAAAATGTTTTTGACAGATCATCCACATGAACTGCCAAGATTAATTATGCAAGCACGAGAATTAAATAAGTTAAGAGGTACATTCTTGCATGGATTAATGAACTATTCAGAGCATGATAGAATACATGCGCATATAAATCAGATACGTTCTGATAGTGGAGGGACTGTAAGTGGTAGGTTTTCTTATAATCATCCAAATTTACAACAAGTTCCAAGTAGAGGACAGTTTGCTAAAGAGATTAGGAAATTATTTATCCCGGAAGTGGGACAGTATTGGCTTAAAGCAGACTACTCGCAACAAGAACCCAGGTTATTAACTCATTGGGCTTGTCTTGTGAATCAGTTGGGGGCCAAGGAAGTAAAAGAAGCATATCAAAAATCAGATCTAGATTTTCATCAACAAACCGCAGACATGGCGGGAGTTGAGAGAAGATTAGCTAAAACTATTGGGTTAGGTGTTATGTATGGCATGGGGTATAATAAATTAGCCCGTGAGTTAGATATAGAGCCACCAGAAGCAAAGAAAATGTTAGCAGATTTCCGTGAACGTGTACCATTTATGCAAGGAATGTTGGAAGCTGTAATGAATCGTGCTAATACTAAAGGTATTATTCGTACATTATTAGGACGTAAATGTAGATTTGATTTGTGGGAACCTACACAATGGGGTGTGCATAAAGCATTACCTCACAATCAAGCTAAAGTGGAGTATGGTGATGCTATTAAAAGAGCTGGAACATATAAAGCTTTAAATAGATTAATTCAAGGATCTGCAGCAGATCAGACAAAGAAAGCTATGGTAGATGTGTATGAACAAACAGGGATTATTCCTCATATACAGGTTCACGATGAGTTAGATTGTTCTGTAAAGGATGAAAAACAAGCCAAAGAAATTAAACATATTATGGAAACATGTGTTGATTTAGAAGTACCTTCTAAAGTAGATATAGATCTTGGAGAAAGTTGGGGTGATAAATGAGTTGGTTATGTGCAACACTATTATTTTGTTCATCATTTAATCCAGAAATGAATTATACAAACAATGATGAATTTGTAGAAGATGTACGTGCATGTGTAGTACATCACAATTCTATGTATCCAGAACAAGAAAGAGTACCTATAAATTTAGTAATAGCACAAGCTATACATGAATCTACGTGGGGTACATCTAGATTTGCTGTAGAAGGTAATAACCTCCTTGGGATCCGCACGTTTGACCCATCAGATAATCAACTAAAGCCCCTTAATAAACCTAATGTGAGCTGGGGGCTTAGGATCTTTGAGACGAAGTGCGAATCCATATCTTACTATATCGAGTTACTAAACAATAACCATCATTATTATTTGTTTCGTGAGGAGAGATTATCCCAGTATATGGGCGGTAAAATAGATCTTGAGAAACTAGTAAAGACACTTGCAATATATGCAGAAGACATATATTATACGCAAAAAATCATCAAAACATTGAGAGAACTAAATGACAACTAAAAGTGGAGAAAAACCCGGGTACAGAGCTCAAGGCAAGGCAAGAGCTAATAATAAAAAAAATAATTTTGCTATAAATCCGGAGCAGATGGAATATGAAAGAAGAAAAGTACTTGAACAAATGTCTACAAAAGTTGATCGTAAAAAGCTCAACAATATGGCAGCAGTTGCGGCAACAAAAGAACCAGAATATTTTGATGAAGAAGGCAACAAAA